TCAGGTTTATATCCTAAGCTCTCAGCCCATGCCGCCCACGCGTATACGTCTTTGGGAATACACTTGGACTTAAAACCCCGCCTGTCGGGATAAATGAAAGTCCACCACAGGTTAAACCGGGGATCGTCTCCGTATACAGCGTCACGGATAGTGTAGTAATCAATCCCTGCCGCCTGACAAACGTCATATAACTCTTGGCACTGTGATACCTTAAAAGATATCGCCCTGTTCTCAGTCAGCTTTATCACTTCCGCCTCAAGACTGCTAACCTGACGGATAGTGACATTGGCGTTATATACACCCTGATACACTTCAATTACCTTGCGCGTGTCCTCTTTGCTACCACCTAAAATCAGAAACGGTCTGGTCTTGGGGTCAAGAAGCGGATGGGCGGGTGTCTCGCCCAGATACTCAGGTTGCATAACTATCCGCTTATGGTATTTATCTTGCAACATCTTGCAAGTTCCCGGATTGACCGTTGACCTGATAACCAAAAGCGGACAGGAACACCACTCCACCACTTCCTCGACAATGGAAGTGTCAAGTTTGCCCTTCTTAATACAAGGTGTAGGCACACATATAAACGCCACATCCCCCTCATTGGCTTCCTCTTTATTGCCTATGCCGTGGCTGTAAACATAAGCGTCAGGGAAAAGCTGCTGCATTGACTTGCCTACCCAACCTAAACCTATGATTGTTATTTTCATACTGCACTCCAAGCTGAAATAGCTGTTAAATTACCATCAGTCCATGTAAAGGTCTTTCTGTAACTGTTAGCCCCGATGGTTTTAGTTATACTGGCTAACGTATCATCCGCGTTCCATGCTAAAACTAAAGACGAATTGCCCTGTATCTTGGTATCACGCTCTAAGTTACCAGTTATAGGGTTATAACTAAGCATTAAGCGGGTCAAAACTTCAAAGCTGTCATCCCAACTCATCTGTTCCATGTAAACTTGTGTCTTTTTAATGTCTCTATGTGTCGGGTTTTGTACTGCCATAAACTCACCTCCGCTTCTTTATTAAATTTTCTTCTTTATATGCGTTTTTACCTGATCCATTTTCTCTATGCCATTTAGTATGATGGTTATTACACAACCACATTACTTCTAAAGGCTTCATATAATCTATGTGATGAGCTTGTGATTTTTTATCATTACAAACTTCACACGGTTTTCTATTTAATAACCCTAATTTAATTACTTTATTAGTAAACCTTTGTACTTTCCTCTTAAATCTATTTTTATAGTAATATCTTCTTTCTGATTGTCGTTTCGCTTCAGAGTGATAATATTTTTCTTGAGTCTTTTTGCCTTTTTTTGACAACTTATATTTCTTTTGAACTTCAGAGTGTGTCATAAACTATCTCCAGACTTTATACTCTCCCATTAACCTATATACTTCTTTGTTCATCTCGGCTGACGACTTTAAATTGGCTAACTTCATAAATATAGCTTTCTTCTCTGCCGGATCGTTTATAAAAGACAAATTCTGCCATGCCCTGACTACCCCGGCTATCCGGTCAAGGACTATGGAAGGCTCGGCTTCCTGATCCAGCCCCATCTCGTCTTTAAGCCCGTCCAGCGTTTTCTTAAAATGGGAAACTGTAGGCGACAGCCCTTTGGATTCCATGATCTTCAAAACGTATTCCTTAACTTCGCCTACTTTGGTCTTGTCTGCTTCAGGCAGTACGTTTAACTTGTCGCTGATATTCAACGCATCCAGTACCACACTGCCCCCGCCTTCCTCCCGTATCTCAATCGGCTCAATGTCAGTCTCCCCTGTTACCACCTGAACTTTATTGGGTTCAGGTTCGGGCAGGTTAGGCTTGGGCTGTTCAACTGCCGGAGCTGATCTGAATACTTGGTCTGTCATGTTAGTTATAAAGCCCCCTGTAGGCTTCATCCCATAAATTGTGTGTTGTTTTTAATGTGTGTGACGTAGTGACACAGCTTCTTGATTTCTTAACAATGTCCTCCCTTAGTTCAGGACAGATAATGTAGTTCTTGAGACACCTGTACCATTGGTCTTCGTTCTCAGCTATCTGCCCGAAATTCCCGTCAAAAGTCTTATTATCCATCTGGTAGATGGTCGGTGAGTAAACACCGGGAATATTGGCTATGGAATACTCCATCCACTTGATGTTTGATTTACACTTGTTGAAATAGGTTTTCCTTAACGGGGCTAAGCCTATGTCAAGCCTCATGGATAATAATTTTGAAGGCCATACTTCAAACGGCACTCCGTTCATAAATTCAACCGGACAGCCTTCAAACAGTTCCGCAACTCTCGGATCACCTATAATGACTAACTGCACGTTTTTAAACTCTTTGCATATCTTCTTGACGGGTTTAACTATCAGTCTCATGTCGTCAAGGTGAGTTATTGATCCCGCCCAGCCTATTCTTATCTTGCCGGTATCGTTTTTAAGATAAGGCAAATCCCACCTGTCCAAATCCAAGCTGTTAGGTAATACTTTGATGTTATCGTTATAAACCCGCAACTGGTCAGCCAAATAGGGAGTGGTTGTCGTTACCATGTCAGCCACTTCCATAGTCCTTGAAATGACAAATTTAGCCTCAAATCTCCGATGGTCCTCGACAAACGGGGAATCAGCGTTCAAATCCAGTGCGTCATCACACTCGACAACCAGTTTCTTGCCGTTTTCAACCTGATGCTGTCTGATTAGGGCTATCCCGTCCTTATCGGTGCTACTTTGCAGGACACACACATCAGCCCACAAGATTTCTTCCTCACGGATTCCATGTTCGGCTATGATTACCTGATGTCCTTTTTTCTCCATATACTTCATGGGGTCAATCAGCCGCCAATATTTAGCCCCGCTATCATTTCCCCAACATACGATCTTCATGCTTCCTCCACTAACTCCGAAGCAAATTTAAACTCCGCTTCGGGATTCATCTTGAATAAGTTAGAAAAACACCTTTCAATGCCGTTATCCTCAGGGGTTATATGCCCGTGGAGTTTTATCAAATCTTCCCCGATGGCTTTGGAAAACGGCTCGGATATGGAGTGGGAGTATTTATAAAACCTTTTGGGGGTTATCATGTCTTGGTTGCGGTCTATAGCCCCCCACCAGCCTTCCTCATCCAACGCCTTGACTACATCCTTATTCCAAAGCCAGTACGGAGCCTTGAAGCCTTTGACATACGGCAGACCGTCTTTACTAAACGCCTCAGCTATAGCGTCAAATATATAGTTTTTCATTGTGTCGTAGGTGCATTTCTCAAATTCCTTAGGCATATGGATCAGCCCGTGGGGTATCAGCTCCAGCCAATCAAGATGTTTCTTCAACTCAGCCAATGTCTTATCCCTGAGCAGGCTTCCCGATACGTCCTTTTCATAATTCAGGTCATATGGGATAGTAAAAAGCGACACTTTCAGCTTGGGATAAGACTCTTTAAGCCTTAACAAGAGGTCAATCCGGTTATTTAGTACGCTGAAATCATCAAAAATCCAATGCATATGTCATTGGACACCAACCTCCTTTGTCCACCATCGGTTATGAATTGTTGGATGGCACTTACGACATAAAGTCATAAGATTTTCTTTATCATTGTTAAATGAATTTCCATTTCTTCCGTTTTGTCCGTCTATATGATGAATTATTAAATTATCTTTTGTTTTACAAAGAAAACATTTAGAATCTTCATCTAATAAATGATCTCCACTAAACCATTTTCTTTCATGCCATAAACGTTTTAAAAATTTTCTTTTTTCATTATCACGTTTACTAATAATCTTTCGTTTATCTTTATGTTCTTTATTCCATAAAGTTGATTTAGCAATTAAACTTTTTCTATGTTTTACGTAATAATTATGTTTTTGAATTTGAATTTTCGTTTTCATTTTATCCCCACTCCTAAAATAATTACCAAATGCTCAAGGTTATGCAGGTCTTTAAACCTGACATCCTTGAATTTGTTTTTAACGTAATAATCCCTGACATCATCTTTAGTAAATTCCCAAACGTGTTCAGGTGAAGTTACTGCGTCATCTTGGGGAGTTGAAACAACAAACTTACCGCCTTCTTTAAGCACCCGGTAAGCCTCAGCAAATAAAACATTGGGGTCGTCCAGATGTTCCATCAACTCACCGGAAAATACCGTGTCAAAGTAATCACTGGGCAGGAAATCGTTATACCCGGCATATCCCTGAAAGTATTTAATCCCCAAGTTCTCGGCATTGTTTTTATTGATAATCTCGTCTGATATGTCTGTCCCCCATATCTCGCAGCCTTTCCTTTGTTCCTTTACCATCCGTCCGGGGATTCCCACACCGCAACCAATATCCAAGAACTTATCCCCATCCTTGACTTCTTCCAGCATTGAAGTATATCTGCCGGTATGCGCCCAGTAATCCTTTTCTTTTGCCGGAGTGGTATAGATGTAATTCCAGTAAACTCTGGTGTTGATTTGACTATTTCCTGTCGGTTTCATATCTGGTTTGTTTCTCCTTAACCCTTCTCTCAAAATACTCAGGGTAATCAATCTTTTGTTGAGTAGTATTGACAGGACCGTGGCTGACGAAGTAATTTTCCAGATAACCCATGCTGTAGCCGTGGAACATCAAATACTGGGAAAACTCCATATCCTGTACCCCGTGAAGGAAACTGTCCTCATCCCACTTGAACTTATCGTAAGCATGGGCGTCTACAAAAACGCAGATACCGCCTAAGTGTTTGGCTATCCCTACCAGCTCCCCCCTGAGTTTCCCATAACCCACCCGTTGCGCTCCCCCCGGATGGTCAACCAATCCCTGAACGTAACATGACAAAGCCATGCGGTGGTTTGATTTCCAGATATCCACCATCTTAGCCATCCATCCACCAGTTAATCCTATGCAGTCGTTATCCCATTTAACGATAATGTCGTATCCCCCAGCGTCCTTTATCATCCCGACAGCATGGTTTGAAGCCCTTGATATGCCGTGATTATCCCCGTGAATCATCAGTCTTTCAGGCGGAGCATAATCAACCAGAAAACCCCTCGTTCCGTCAACCGACCCGTTATCAACAATAAAATGGTCATAGGGATATCCGGCTGTTTTCTTTAAAGAAGCAAATGACTTTTTGGTATAAGCCAAGCGGTCATAAGTTATGGAGAATACAGCTACCCGTGGCTCTTTGACCTCGTTACCTAAATACGGAAGCACTATCTCACAGTCATATGGGTCCCACTCAGGCACAAATACACCGGGAGCGTCACCTTTGGTATGAATCCGGCTTGACTTCATGTCACTATGCAGGTGGTAATCAGTTATGATTACGGGCACTCTTTTAAACTTCCTGCCGTCCTTAAACAGCCTGACATAGACGTTCCAGTCAACATACTTGTTATACCTCTCATCAAACCCGCCTACGTCAAACAAGGCTTGCCTTTTCACCAGTACGTCTGATGTGTCTATGAAGTTCCGTTGCATCAACGTAGGCGGGTCAAAGTCAGAAGTCATGCCGAGCTGGTCCGGTATTTTCTTATTGTCGTCAATTATCCACCTGTCCCCGTAAACCAATGTCAAAGTCGGATCAATTTCAAATTCCTTGAGAAGTACAGCCAAATGGTCGGGCCTGTATACGTTATCGTCATCTAAGAAAGCTATATATTCACCCTTAGCAACCTTAATCCCGTCATTTTTGGGCCTTGTATCACATCCGAAGTTACGGGTACGCCCGATATAGTGTATTCTGGGGTCTTTAAATGCCTCTACAACCTCTTTTGTGTTGTCTTTTGACCTGTCGTCTACCACAATCAGCTCAAAATCAGGATAAGTTTGGGCTAAAACGCTTTGGATAGCCCTTTTTAACATTACCGGACGCCTATATGTACTCATAACTACTGAAATCATACGATCCCCCTTTTCTTAGCCCACTTTCTCCATGCAGGCTTATCTTTATCCCAACGGGCTTTACGGCTTTTCTCCCAACGGGCTGCTTTAACATCGACTTTTAACTCATGTTCACGCTCATCTATGAACCTGTCAGTAGCATGGATGGACTTTTTGGTGTCATCGTTCCACATATCCTTTTCATATTGACGCCACGGGGGCAGATATGGCACATAAACCGGACCCATTTTCTTGTCGGGGAGCTTGACTTCCGGCCTGAGGTCAGTATCAACAACGTATTTATAATTGCCGTTTCTGGTTTGCACCCATTTGTAAGCCATAAAAAAAGACGCCTTCTTGGCGTCTGCCTAAATTTAGGATTGACGGCTTAATTATATCAGATCATGTCAAACACCAAAAAGCCCTCAGTTAAGAGGGCTTGATGGAACAGTCTAAACTACTTACGCGGTAGATGAAACTGTGTGATTGATATTAACTGCAAATGCGCTGTTTAGTACATTAGCACCAAACAAACACTTCCAGCCTGCTGTCGCAATTTTGTCAGTCGGATCTCCAACTCCGCCAGACCCAAAGGGTTTGACGTAAGTCTTTAATGCCTGTAATTCGGAAACGCCAAAGGCGTCTTTACCGAATACTGAAGTGACATAAATTGTCGTAGAAGCTACAACTGCTGAACCTGTAGTATAAGAACTACCACGGGTATAACCATTGGAAGTCTGTAAGAAGCGGACTCCGTACAATTTCCCAACCTCACCTGTTAATAGTCCTTCACGTCCCTCAGTATATTTATTAGCCTCAATCCAGCCGCCAGTCGTAGTGTCACCCTGCAAATCATAGATTGCGTCTGGATGAGCTACTGCCACCCAGTTGCCATCATCCTGTTGAAAAGCATCGTTTCTGGTAAGGGTACGGGCTGCTTTCCTGACCTCGCTAACAATTAAGTTAGCTCCGGCCGGGACTGCTGACCAGTAAGCCTGTGCAGAAGCGGATTGCTGTGTCATAGCACTTCCAATAACATTGCGGACTACTGTATCAATAGACAAACCTGCGTTATATGCAAGTCTTTCAACGGCTGCTTTCATGATATCCCCAAATGACACGTATGCCATGATATCGGATACTGAAACAGCGTTGTCATATTGCGCGGTAGAGCCTGTTACGTTCAATGCTGAGAAGGCATGGGTAGTCGTTGGAACACCCTCGCCATCACCTGATGTTACTGTGTCAAAGTTAATCCACTTCGTCCAGTAAAGAGTCGTGGAACCATATCCACCTTCTCCTGAGGCAACTTTGCGGTTTAACTGACCCAACTGCTTGTGAACAAGTTTTTTATCAGCCTGTCTTAAAAAGAGTTCGTCATAATAACGGCTCTTAATAGCTGGGCTTGAATAAGTTGTGTCAGTCGTTAATGTCGCTGCGTTTGATAAAGCCATGTGATAATTCACCTCCTAACCGGAGCGTATTACCACTCGCCATTAGCTTTAAGCCACGCTTCCTTTTCTTCAAGCGTCATCTTCATCGGGTCGGGTTTTGTCCCTTCCCTAGTCAGAACGCGGTTGGTAATCCCTTGGTCAGACTGTTGGGCTTTCACAGTCCGGGCCTCAGACTTTACTTCCGCTACCTTTGACGTAATTTTTTTCGCCATTGATAACGCTTTTCGCCCTGCTTCTAAACGGGTCATGGTATATTGACCTTTGTTGGTTTTAGAACCTTCATAAATCGAAAACCCTAACTCGTCTATGTCCCTGTTGTAGTCGGGACTCTCAGGGTTAAACTGAGGCAATGTGCTGCGTAATAACTCGATTTCAAGTGCATCCGTTTTTTCAAGCGGAGCCGGTATGACTGATGGCGGCTTAGAAGCAGGAGCGTGTTTCAGCTTCCGCTCATAGTCTTTCATCTTGCCGTACACTTCCTTGAAACGGTTTTCAGGCACATACCGTTTACCTGTTTCGTCTGCTGCGAGTTCGACCATTTCTGGTTCGTTTTCAGTCCCCTTGTCCTCTACGGGGGTAGAGGCTTCAGTTTCCGCTCCCTTCTCTGGGATTGCAGTATCTTCCACAGTTGTTTGTTCCTGAGTTGCTGTCGGCTCACCAGAGGTTGTCTCCTCTGCAATTTCTCCTTGGTCATCAGTTACCTGATGGTTGTCAAGGGCAGCAGCTAAATCATCGAGAGTTGGCATAAATAGCCACCTCCTTTCTTGGCACAGTCAAGTAAGTGACTGAGAGCTTCCCTTTTCAATTTTTAAGCACCTTACGGTGATTAGCAGGCTTTTGGCCTGAGACAGGGGTATAACTAGCTACCCCCGTCTCAAATCAAAAACCCTTTCATCATGTATTCTTAAATATCCGGGGATGATAAATCCCCATCCGCAATACTTACATGAAGCCGTGCCGTCATGGTTATCCTTGTACCCGACATGGCTCATCCAGTTTTTCTTGCCGTGAGTATTGCAAATGGAAATAAGTACCTTTTCACCCTGATACTTGTCACCATCCCAAAACTCGCTGTCACTTTTTGGCAGATCGTTTAATATCTTCTTCATGTTGCCTCAATATCTCCATGTCGTTTTCAATCATGCCTAACATTTTGCGTAACCCTACCAGCTCATATCTTTCCGCTTCAAACTCAACTGTCGGCTTCTTGTCATTTAAAAGAAGATCGGTTGCCAGCTTCTGTACTTTCTTCTGATACCAGAGCTTAATATATTCCCATCCCTTGGTTCGGATTAGCTGCTGGTATGCCGATCCCCGCGCCAATGCCTCCTCCAATTCCTGCTTCTGGTCCTCCTGCAAGTCCGTTTGGTCCATTATTTAACCCCCCTTCCATCGGCCCACCGGCCATCTGTGGAACAGGCGGCTGATAGTCCTCAAGTATGTCGTTTAACTCAATTCCCAAATTCAGCTTTTCAAACACTTTCTCGGTCAGCTCCGCATAGTTAAGTTTCTTGCCGCTTGTTGCCAGCCCCTGTACCCAAGCCGGATCTTTAACCTTATCCAGTGCCATGAAAAAGTTTTCCTGCAAAGCTATCGGATCGCTTAACTGTTCGCTTGAAGTAGCGGCTATGAAGTCATAATCACCCACTATAGAAGGCTGTATGTCCTCAGGCATTAAGGTTAAGAAAGCGAAGTTATCATCCTTGCCGTATACCAGCTTGGCTTCAGTCTCTAGGTCTCCGGGCATGATGGGGTTGCCTTCCAGATCGGTAGTACCCAGCTCTGTTTTCTCCCTCATGTACTTGACATCGTTTCTGCCTAATATTCGCACCTTCTGTGTCTCTGTCGTATATTGAATCCGCAGGTCTTTCCACTGGTTAGCCACTCTTTCAATTACCATAGTGTTGAACAGTTGGATCTTTAGTTTGAATTGAGCATTAGCTTCCTGTTGGATAAGCCTGACTCCTGTAGCTGTCTTGTTACCGGTATTTTCGGTTGAGTCTATCCCCTGAGTGTAATCAGTAATAGCTGAGCCGTTTTGCAATGCTGCCGTCAGGTAATTCATGGTCTGGACAAATGTCGGGCCTGTAACATCGGGAACTACGAAGGCGTCTACCGCGTCCATGTCATCAGTAGTTACGATATTGCCCGGTGCTGATACTAAAGTGTGCATATCCACACCGCTATTCTTCTTGACCTTCCACATATTGCGTAGCACTAGCTGTACGTTGTCTAAACGTTGGTTAAGGACAGCGTTTATAGCCCTCTGGATGCGGTCTAACGGCTCAATCTCGCCCATGCCGTACAATTCACCCGGATAAGGATAGTCAACCCCGTAAACAATAGGCAGTTGACCGTGGAAATAGGGGTTTTGGACTTCGCGGATAATGATTCCAAACTCCGGCACCATGTATACCCACTTCTCTTTGGTGTACCTGATTAAAACTACGAACTCTGGGTTGCTTTTATCCTCTCCGTGGAACTCTTGGGTGGATAACATGGTCCGTCTATGCTCCCTGTAACTGATATCAGTTGAGGCAGCGTTATCCATTGTCTTATTGTCAGCCTTAGCCTTGTCCATCGCTTCCCTTAACTTGTCTAAATTCTTCCAGTATTCAGCCCCCCTAGCGTCATTTTCCTTTTCCAGCTCATCAAGGGTCTTGAAAGTCCTGTAGATAAACCATCTCATGTTGTCTAAGTTAGTGGCGTTGGGATCTGGATAGCAGTCATAGATGTTTAAGACTTCGAAATTAGGCCCGTCATACTCGGTGTATACTTTCTTCTCGGTGTTAGTCGGTGTCCAGACGTTCTTGCCGTTAATTTTCTTGGGTATCATCTGGTATTTCTCGCACTCCCGGTAATCCCAGTAAGTCCTACCGAAGGCTGTACCAAATAAGAGCATGGACTTGACGAAGTTTACCAGCTTGGGAAACATAACCGCCCGTCTCCAGTCATACTTCATCAGAGCATTAAGCATTTCGTTAATCGCCACATCACCGGACTCAACCGGATAGAAAGAACCTGTAGGCTCATTGGCTACCATCCGGGGAGTTATGGTTTCAATCACCCTGAATATGCGGGGATCAAACACCCTAGCGTTGTGGGGATAACTGGCTGAATCAATGTAGCACCTGTAAAGCTCCTCCTGATCGTTCATCCTATCGTGTACGGGGTCAAGATACTGTTTAGCAAGGTCAAATTGCTCATTAAATTCTGATATTAGCTCTTGTTCATCTAGTTTTGTTTTCTTTGTGGCCATAAAAAAAACACCTGTTAGGTGTCTGCGTTAATTTTAACGAGTGACAACTCACTTCTTACCACACTATCTCCACTACGTCAATTCACTTATATCTGTTCCAGTGTTTCCGTCTCCAAAAGTCAAGGTTGACTACATTCCCGCCCCGGATATGTATGTCAACTTTCAGCGTCCCTTCCAGTCCTGACCTAAGCGATGTCTGTATCTCATCCTCTATTTCAATGAGATATGGTTTTTCTTCCGCTATGTACTTGGCAAAATCCTCAGCGCTTGTTCCTTCAGGCAGTATCATATTCCAATCACTTTGTCAGTCGGTTTAAACTTTGGTAAATTATCCCAGTCAACAGGTGTATGTTTCTTATAACTCACCGCAAAATATCTTAGTGCGTCCATAGCGTGATCGTTAGCCTTCTCAGGTACATCAGGTTCGTTTAAGTCTTGCGCTTGGGTGACGCTTTTCTCTCTCCATCTGTATGTTTCAAATTCCCGGAGAAGATTCGTGCAAGTGGAGAATATTTTGAATCTTGGGTTTTGCCCCGGTAAGACTTTAAGTCTTTCAGATATTTTTTCGATCCCGTAGCGTACCCATGAATTAAATGCAGTCCCCGTTTCTTTGTTGGCCGGTGTGATGTAGACTCCCCTTTGCCTGAACTCGCTGATCCACTGAGCACCTGAAGGGTCTCCATAGGTCTGATTAATTCTGCGTGATAATTTGTTGGCGTTGATGACTCCGGCATGATAGTCAATAGTTTTTCCTGTTTCGTAATATTCGTCAACGATATACCAGTTGTCGTCACCGTCAACCGCAATCCACAAGCAGGCTGTAGGATTTGTACTTCCGAAATCAATTCCCCTATAGACTGTCCAGTTATCTCCAATGTCAAAGGGTTCGACAACGTGGATTTCCCTTTGGAACTCTTTGTAAACAAGCCCCGTAAACTTTCTGAAATCTGCCATATACTCTTGGGCGAAAGTATCTTCGGTGAGTTCTTTTTTAGCTTCATTGATTTCCTCCTTTAAAATGTACGGGTTGTCATAAGACGTAAACCTCCAGCTTTTGTAGCTTCCCTCAGACTGTCCAGCGAGATAGAGTTGGTGGAAGTGATTAAATCCTTTCGGAGTAGATATGAACAAAACTGGTGCTCTGTAATCTGTGAGGGTAGGCCGTAAAACTTCAGACCACAGCCAGTCCCAGTTTCTAATTGAGGCGATTTCGTCAATAATAAGACCCCGTAACTTAATACCCCTAAGAGCATCAGGATTTTCAGCACCCTTAAGTTCAATCGTTGAGCCGTTTGTAAGCGTGAGGGAAAGTTCAACTTCGTTTTTCTTAGATATAAGTTTTTGTGGTACATAATGCTGTACTCCTTCCCAGTGTATTTGTTTGGCTTGTTTATACGTTGGTGCTACTATCCAGTATCTTCCGGGGGCTTCATTGGCCCATGATATTACCTGTAATTGTGACAATACTGACTTACCGCTTCGTCTGCCTGCGCAAACTACCCGGAATCTGTGTGTATCATCCCAAACCTCAGTTTGCCATTTGCTTAGTTTTATCTCCATCTTTGACTATTACTAGCGGATCACCGCTTACTTCTAATTCTTTCTTGTCTTTAAATGTTTCAGGGTCTACGTTTTTAAGAATAAAATCAGGCGTTGCCCGTTTACCTAATCTTTCTATTGCTTCCGCTTTTGCAGTTTCGCATCTTGCGGAAAATTCCTTATCTTCTTTTCTCCAGTTTTCAAGTGTAGTTCTGTCTATTCCAGCAAATGCAGCAGCCCATTTATACACAGGCAATCTGCGCAAATAATCTATTACTTCTGTTTGGGCTTTTTGTTTATCTACCATCTTTCACCTCCACTTCAACCGTCTTTTCGGCAATATACTTTTGTAATTCCATTACTGCCGGTTGATTAGTTTCCAAGACTACCCTAAAAAGTCTATCAAGTCCATCTTTCTTAGCTTTTACTTCTATGATTTCTGCATCAAATTTTGTCATGTAATCCCTCCCTTAACTCATTTAACTTAGCCCGAACTTTCTCTAATAGTCTGGTTTCCTCAAACTCGCATGGTTCAGCCTTGTAAATAATTTCATCTTTCTCGCAGAAGTCCACCATCCCAAACCACATATTGCCTATCGGTCTAACTTCCGAAGATTTAAATTTACAAGTATCACAGTTTCTTATTGTTTCTGTCATAAACTCCTCCCTAAAATAAAACCTATTACCAAAAATATAATTATTGAAAACAAGCCTAATAATGCGCTGGTTATAGCGTCATCTTTTTGTTCTGCTTTGCCGTAGCCGTAGTATTGTTTCATGGTTGTTTTCTAAATCTATAACCGACTTTTTTAGACTTTATACCGTAACTTCTCATCAAGTTTTTAAGTTTCTTGTTTCCTATCCCGTATAATGACTGGATCACGGATATTGAATAACCGTTTTCATAAATCCTTGTCAGCTTTTCCTTTGTCAGATCATAATGTCGATTGGCTCTCATATTGTTCATGCTGTTGGGTATAGAAATCTATAATGTCTTGGTAATCTTCGGCTTTCATTTTGGTTATCCGGTTTTTATTATTCATAACGTAATCAAATTGGCTTTTATAATTCTCTAAAAGGAACTCAATAAAAACCATAGGCCTGCTATGAAAAAATCTATGATGCCCCGCACACAAAACGAGTACCGCCATCGGGTCAAAACGCAAAGTGTGATTTGCTCGTCCCTCAATGTGGGCTAATTGTAAAGGTCCACCGCATTTACATTTAACTTTACCAAAAGCTTGACAATAATTTATTATGGAGCGTAGTGACCTGCTAAACGCTGTGTCAGCTTTGCGCTTTAATGTCCCTAATTTTACTTTCTTTGGTGGTTTAGGAAATTTCATGGTATTGGTTGGATTATTTGTTTCTTAAACGTACAAAATAATTTGCCTTCTTTAAGCTCCGTTTCGCTCCAGAAGCCGTTGCCGTTTGACAGTTGGTAGTAGTGCTTGTTTACTGCGTCACGCCTTTGGACAATTACTTCCGGGTTACAAAACACCCTGAAGAAAAACGGAATTAACATCAGCGTAATTACCCCGAAAGTTATGCCTATTCCAAAACCTAGTAAAAATGCCTGTTTGTTCATAGTTTGTCCATGCATACCCACGGTCCAAAAGATCGGTTGCGAAGCCATATCTTGTGGGCTATGCGTATGTTCTCCCTCCAGTCACTTGTAAACCCGTCTCCAAATACTTTCTTCCAAAACGAGTTCACTTGAAAAATTGAGTGATCGGTTGACCCCGACTTGTTGGTATTTAGAGCCTCAGGACGCCATCCACTCTCACAAAAGGAAATGCGGATAGCATCCAGTACCACTTTCTTTCCTTCCGGCTCAAATTCTACCGCTATGGCTTGGATGATCTTGTTAACCGGAACAGGGGCAGGCGTGAGCTTAGGAGCCACAGTATATGTTCCGGTTTCATAAAGGCGTGGGGCATAAGGGGCTACCTTAGACCCTATAAACAGACTGACTGCAATTAAGAGAATAAATATTGTCATATTCTTAATTTCTCCCTTATTTTTTTAATTTTTTTACTCATATCTACAACTGATACATCTGGTAATTGAGGCATATTTGGATATTCAGGTTTTTTAACTTTTTCCATATAACTAATATGCGGGATTGAAATTACAAAGGAATCAAACCAAACCATAGTTTTACCGGATAATGATGCCTTTTTAAGTAACTGGTATTGACTCTCGGTTAAACCAAACTCGGCTTTATCAACTCTTACTATCCAATCAATTTGTGATGATTTCATGTGTACCTCCTGTGGTTGCATCTAAACTTTTACTCGGTAATCTTTGTTCCTGTACTATCCGTTCAGCGTCTTTTTTTACCCAATTTCTTAATGCCGCTGGATAATCTTTATAAACTTTTCCTTTAGCTTTACACCAATTAACAAGGTCATCTGCCTTAGAGGTCACAAAGGCTAGTGGTAATTTATAGTCTTGGGAGATTTTTAAAATTATTTCTTCCGTTAAATCACTTGGTGATGGTTTCTTCTCTTCTCTTCTATTCTTTTCTATTCTATTCTCTTCTATTCTATTAGGAGTGAGTGTTCCATGAGTCTTCAGTGAGTCCTCAGTGAGTTGTGGATACTTACTCTCAGTTGGTCTATTAATAGCTTGATATGAAGCCCAATTCTTTAATTGGATGTATTCTTTACCATCTACTTCATATAAAATTACAGACTTCATTTTGGATAAAACCTCATCCCTTATTGTTGTTGCCTGTTTAATGTTATAACCTTTGTACGGAAGTATTGTTGACGTAAGGTATAAGGAATTACCGGGTAATCGTCCTTCATCATCAGCGTTACTAATAATTCCCATAAATAAAATCATTGCTGATTCAGATAAATTTCCAAAATCTTCATCTGCCCAAATTGATGGATCAATCATCCTTTTTCTAGCCATAGTAGTACACCTGCCTGTCTGGATCGAAAATTAGATTAGGTTTCTTTTCTGTATCGCCTTCTATGGAATACCGGACTCCCCATGAGTCACCCAGTTTTTCCGGTTTAGAGGATATTCTGTAGCCTTTATCCTTGAGGTCTTGGATTCTAGCGGCTGACCTTGTAGTTCCGACAATGTAGTTCAACTCAAACGAGTGTATGCCTTTTGATCCGGCTTTTCTTAATGCCTGTAATGTTTTATCGACATCAGTTTTCATAGATCGCCCACTTTTACAAGTTATCTGCTTTAGTCAGGGTACAAGCTCCGATTGCGGTCACTTATACCCCTGTGATCTTGCCGAAGTACTTATGTTATTTCCCTGCCGTGAAATGTGGTTTATACCTCGGCAAGCTCACAGAAGCGTAAGGTTTCTGTGGCTCAATCTCTACACTTTGCCCAATGATGCTATTACGGTTGTTTATCGCTCTTAAACATGACCTACAGTAACCATTGTTTGCGTGCCACATGGGGGCCGGGGTTACAGCCCCGCAGTCAAAGCACACATAAGGGTTACGTTTCATGCTTCCCCCTTTACTGCTGAATTGACGCAAGCGTCACCTAACTGGCTCATGTATTCAGCCATGTCTACAATTTCTTTCTCAGTCAAATCCTTGTATTCGTCCATGTGTATAACCCCTTCCTTCTCGCAGAAATCCAGATAAGTTATTGCATCTTCGTATGACATATTATTTAGCCTTTCTTTGTTTGTTTTTATTTAATTCCCATCCCATTTTTAAACCGTTCCATTTGGATGGTGTCATTATTTGTGTACCTATTTTGTAAGAGTGGATAGCATTTTCGCTTTTTGTACACCACTCTAAATTACTTAACCTGTTATCTAACTTGTTGCCATTTTTATGATTTACAAATTCTTTACCTTTAACTTTTGGTAAAAAATACTCTGCTATAAATCTATGTAAAAAATACATTTTTTGTGTATTGTTTTTACAAAGCGTTACTCTTAAATAACCTTTTTTGTACTGTAAGTGTGATTTTAAAAATTTATGACTTTTACGACTATAAATATGACCGTCTTCGTAAATTTCGTATTTATTATTAAAACCTTTAATAAATTTCATATTTATTTGGATCGCCCGTTACACCAAGTCCCGTCAGGAAGCCGGTGGCTAAACCAGCTTTGACCGTTCTTGGTAAACTTACGCATAGATTCGCTGTGTATCGGGCATACGTCTTTGGGTTTCTCAACCTGTTCAGGCGTATGAGCAAAGTTTCCCTCGTCATCCGGGAAAGCGTTTTCTGTCGGGAGCAAAGCCTTAGCTTTCAGGATGTACTCAGTCATTTCAGACCAGTCATCGGTCCTGATGACAAACTGTTCGGTCCTGTTTGGGCTGAATTTGCTCCATTGAAACTTTTTTCCTGCATCTCCGTTCATATTTACCTCCCTGCTGACATATCAGACATATTGACGTTAATATCGTCATAGTCTGTTACCGGCATTTTTAAACTATCCAATACCTGCATGGCCTTTGTAAAAATTGCTATTATCGCTTCTTCTTTTGTAGCCTTGCCTTCATCAACATACTTTGACCAATTTTTCTGACAGGTTACAAATTCCTTAAATAACTTTTTCGGGTTTGACTTAATATTGTCGTTCTGATACATTTGATACATAAGAATTTCCTTTCTTATAAAGACGCTTTCACGAGCGTCTTTTATTTTTCTACGGGACTAATTACTTCAACTGCTCTAACCACTTGAACTTTGTAATTAGTCAAATAAAGATAACCAAAAACGTGCATTAACATCATTTCCATAACGATTAAAATTACGATTGTATGTCTTATCCACATCCCGGTTTCTTTAGTAACTTCTTTAGCTTTTTGTAATGTCATGCTTTTTCACCTCCCTCGACAGGTTTAACGGAGTTTTCACGATCCCACTGCAGGAGACCGACTATGTACTGTTGACTGATATTCATTTGGTTGGAGATAGACCTAAAAGTATTTCCCTGTTCACGGAGGAACTTTATGTATTTGATTTTTGCTTTTGTCTTTTCACTCGGTGTATAGTTGATTAACATATTCGTCACGTCCTAGTCCGTTTTTAATACTTTTACGACGAGTATAGCAAATACTTGTACAAGTGTCAATACCCCAAAATTAAGCAACTATATACATCAGACATTTGAAGACCCCGACTAACAAGGCGCAAAATGCTTTTTTCCTGTATCCGTGAATTTCACTTTCACGGACCGTGTAAAAGTTCTGCTTCGCCCAAAAGAAGTTGAACAACCTCAGTGAGTAGTTCATGTACCTTTCTTCCAAAGGCAAGTTTTTTATTACGCCCATACATTATATCAAACTATGTCAACAAGGGCTTAATGGTACTCCCGTAACTTAATATAAAGATGTAATATGGATTACAAAAATTGAGGCTAATTTTGGGGTCGTGTAATGCCTTTAAACGGCTTATTTTCCGTTATCCCGCTCATATATCATTGTTTTTATGTAAACAACCGCATCCAGTAGTTCTTCATAAATGTCGTACAAAGTATCCCGTCCATTAAAGGGTTGCAAATGAGTTTTATATTTTTTAAAACCAAAAGTATCACGGGCTTTCATGTCCATAATTACTAAATCCCATGTGTTAGGATAATTGTTCTTTTTAGGCTTTGGCTGTTTCATCTTAGTAAAACCAAAAAAATAGTTAATACCTGCAAAATAATTGAAATTATTGCTAATCCAATCCGTTCTTTCCAGTATTCTTTTTGTGTTTTAGGAAACATAGTTAAATAGCTGTCGGATCTGTAAACGCTGACAATTCAAAAGGCGGTTTTTCTTCGGGTATTTTTGACTTACTTGGTATCATACCTTCAAACCCCATTGTTCTATCTTCAGACCTGTACTGATAAAAAAAGTTCCCTTCCTGATCTCTAAAGTAATCAACTTTCAATCCCATGTTCTCAAGCTCCTGCGATTTAATGATTGATTCAGCTAATGAAACGATCACCTTATTGGATTGGTAAAACAAATCCTGTGACTGCTCACGGATTCCGCACCAATAATCGTGCAAATGGTATAAACCCACTAAAAACTCATCCCGCCTGATTTCGGTAAGTTTTGAAACTTCCTCTTTTGGTTCTTCTTCTTTACTCATATATACTCAAGCCATTGTTTGTGCGTTATACATACTGTTTCGTATGTGTCGTACAATATCAGCCTGAACTCCTTTCCAAAATAATTATCATATCCTACATCCCATCCGTGTAATTCCTGCCAAGTCTGGTGTTCCTGTACCCGCCTCTCCTGCCCGTCATCAACGAACTTAAAAGAGTCGCAATACTTCTCTACCCTTGCGCCTAGCTTGTCGTTCCACCAAATTAATGTATCTATATTATCTCTTGTTTCAGGACTCATCTTCTTCCTGATTCTGTGCAAACTTCATATCGTCCGGGTGAACTACAATGTAAAAGTCACCTACCGATCCGCACTCCCGTAAATGGTCTATTAATCCTCTTAAAAATAATGAATCAGCCAATTCTGTAAGCGATCCCCCCATTAAAGTAATGTGTTTGTTGTCTACAATCGGTCCGAACTGGAAAAACCCCCGCCATACATCCTTGCTGTATGAAAGAAGAAGCCTGAAACTGTCAGTCGGCTCATATTCCTCGTTCATACTATCTCCTCAAAAACTCGGCAGCCACTTCTATATCTTTAAGGGCTACCATCCGGTGTTCATGCGGATAGAGAAGTATGGTAATTCCCGGCATACCGCTTCTCCCGCCTATCCCGTGCTTCCTAGCAAACTCATCATCTTCCTTATAAGTTCCGCCTATTACCGCTATTCGTTCCCTGCCTCCCCGTTCCCAAGTCAACACTTCGCTTTGGTGGGTATGACCCAAAAAGACTATTTCAGCCTGCGGGTACTCATGCTCCCAAAACCTCTTAGCTGCGTTAGTCGGGTTCAACTTACTCGTTCCCCAATACCTGTGTGTCAGTGCCAGTCCGTAGTGTTGTTCGCCTACCAAAATGTGTAAAAAGCCTCCGGTCTTAAATACTGCCGCCTTCATCCCCTGTGCAAAGGATTCAAACCAGTCGTAGCCGGTTGCCCCCATCATGTCCTCATGGTTGCCAAAACTCATTACCCCTAGCTTATCCATGCTGTCTAGGTGTTTGATCTTCTCTATGAAGGCCTTAGTCTGGATTTGGGGCGGGAGCGGGTCTTCAAAAACCCCCGTAGCCCACTTGCCTGTAATGTTGAAATTATCTACATGGTCGCCATTAGTGATAAGAGTTAGGTTTGGTGTATTTTCTACTAAAGTTAAATGTCGGTCTAAAAGTTCATAATTGGTCCTGATACTCCCGTAATGAATATCAGTTGCCATTAAAATTCCAAGTGGCATATCGGGCTTGTCCAGTTTCACTTCCCATGTGGCTTCCTTGTCATCCATTGAGTGTTCACGGCCCAGTTTTTGAGCCTCTTTAAGTAGATCGGTGGATTCGTTATATAAATACAACGTCCCCCGGTCTATTTTCGGGGTTAAATCTGCCATAAGTTCCTCCCTTGACTTGTACGATCCGTCTGGATAAAACAAACCCTGCTCTATCATTTGGTCCTCCCATATAAAAAAGCCCCCTCTTATGGGGGCATTACATCAAATAATTTCACTTCCGGCTCCCATATCGGGATAAAGTCGTACCCTTCGCAAATTCTTTGTTCCGGGTGGTTATCCCTGATATTCTGCATATGACCTAAAAAAAGATAAACAGCGTCAGTAGCGTAACGAGTGCTACCAAGCTCACCGTGAGTAGTACACAGCACCTTATATCCTGACGGCTGTTCACATCTTGGTTCCTGTTCCATGTTAAAAACCAATCAGACCTTTCCATAAGCCCTCGCTTTTATTAGCGTTTTTATACTCGTGTACCCATTTGTCGGCAAACTTAAATGCCAGTGTCAAAATAGGTATCCATTTCTCATCCAACTGCGGGATAATTGCCGTTAAAACCCAAGCAATAATTGCCAAAGCTACTAACCTTAAAGGCTCTTTTACGCTTTCCAGCAAAACTGCCCATTTAAAATCTATTTTTTTAGCCATGTAACTTCACCTCCTAAGTAGAATTTTTAATCCGTGTCCTATCCACGCCCATCCGTCATTAGGGTTAATGCTAAAATCGTTCTTGAGGTTCTGTAGTGACGTGGAAAGGGTGGAAATCTCGTGACCTTGATCTTCTATCCTTTTTTCATATTCCGTGACTTTTATTGTTAATTCCGAGGCTTTACTTTCCAGAACTTGATGGTCTGCAATTAACTCGGTATGGTCAAAGCTGACAGTCGCCAGCTTCGTAGTCAAGTCCTCTATTTTTACATTAGCGTCCTGAAGCTGTTTGTCTTTTTCATTATACTTATCCTCTAGGGCTACGAGCTTCTTGGCTTCCTCAACCGCAAGGTCCTTGTTAGCTCCTACCCCCAGTGCGTCACAAACCGCTACAAAGTAATTCCAGTTCCGATCCCGTTCCTCGCGGACTTTAGTTAGTTCTTCCTCTAGGTTTTGGGAGTTAGCCACTTTACAGTGCAACCACCCTAAGACGTTGGCGTAAGTATGACCCTGAACGTGGCAGGGCGATCCTACCGGGTAATTCTGGTCAAATGACCTGAAAGTGTTAGCGTCACCCTCTACAAATACGGCTATGTGTCCGGCTGTAGTTCCGCCCCAAATAACCAAATCACCTTCTTTGGGTACTCCGTCCGGGGTATTTAATATGTAGTCGTAGTTGGCTCCGGCTTTGGAAGGGAAGTCTATCGCATTAGTCCACTCTATTATGGGAAGCCCCAATACGTCACGAATATAGGCATTAGCCAAATCAACGCATTGGTTTTGTGCATTACTTGACCCCGCTACCTCACAATACTTTCCGTTCCACTTAGTTAAAAATTGTTGAAATGTCATGTTACCTCCCTATATGTATCGCAATCAACTGGTCTAACCTGTCGCTTACTTTATCCAGCCTAACAATGATCTGATTAAATTCGTCTTTTCGCACAAATGACGGCTGGGTAGATTCAATGGCCTGCACTCTGGACTTGATAATTTGAATATCCTCAGCCATAGGTGCAAGTTTAGTAGCAAGCCAAAGATTAAGGAGAACAATAACAACGCCAACCAACTGTAGCGTGATTTGTAGTGAGTTTTGTCTGAGCCATGCTTTAAGTCCGTCATTTTTTTTCATGTTGTCCTATACAAAATTTAAAAGAAAAGAACCGCCCATGTCATTAAAAGGCACGTCTGTTGAAAAAACAGGAGTATTTATTGCAGTTAAATCATTATTATTTGCTGTTTGATCTAAATAATTGCCATTAAGTTTCCAATATGCTTTTAAATTAGTTTCACTTCCAGTTAGTTCTTTTTTATAGTTTGCCAATATATTTGCTGCTGACCGTTCTTCAGCCCAAATTCTAACTTCATCAATTAATCCATCATAAAAATGTGTAGGTGTTCCAGTTGCATTTTTACAACCAATTCCAACTACTGCTCCGGTATCTGCAATAGATGTTTTCATCCCTGTTGCTGTTGATCCTTGATGTGCGCCATTTACATAAAAATCAACCTCACCGGCTGAAGCGTCATAAACTGCTGCAACGTGATACCAAGTTCCAGCCGATATAGCGTAGGTTACTACTCCACTTGTGGTATTACCCGTAGTTCCATCACTTGAAACTGCAAATTGTAATTGAGTTACACCATGAACATAACGAAATAAATAACATCTATAATCTCCCGTACCATCTTCCCATTTACCCACAAATGTATGTTCTGCTGTGGTACTTTCAGGCTTTATCCAACACTCAATAGTTAAATCACCAGTTATATCTAAACCAGTTTGAGCTGCATCTGTAATTTCCAGTTGTTGACTACTTCCTAGTTCTAAATCTAATGAATTAATATTTGCCATATCATAAATTTTGACCTACTATAAAGCCGTCATAAGTATCTGTTCCGGTGCAAATAAACCCGAATACATCACGCTTGGAAGCTGTGGTAGTGAGTGTCGGGGCTGATCCACCCGCCCACCTGATAGTTGTAAACCAAGTAACTGTCCGTGATCCACCACTATCCTGTAAGATAGACACGATAAACTTCTGACCGCTTACCTCATTTGAAATAGCGATGGTAATATTTCCGGCAGGCATGGTTATCCTGTGTTCATTACCTGTTGATAAATCAAGCGTGGACGTTCCTGCAGCATCAGGCGTATAAGTCTGCGGAGTTTGGTAATACCCGTCTAATAAAACCTTACCTGTACCTTTGGCTGTCAGGGTTAAATTGATATTGTCATCCCCGCCTGTAGCTGAGATTGTCGGGCTTCCAAGTGTAGCTGCATTAGTAACCGTTATTTCATTGACTGCGCTGGTTGTTGCCGGAGTCTTGATTATCTCGTTGCCATTGGTATCGGCTATTGACGTTCCCACTTTGGGTGAAGTTAGAGTCTTATTGGTTAGGGTCTGTGTTCCCGTTAAAGTAACCACCTTAGTCGTATCTACCGCCCCTGTGGTCTGGTCCAGTACGTTCAGAAGCGAGTCAATCATGTCGTTCCACATACCGGCTGTCAGTATGCCCTTGACTGTGGCGTTAATGGCATGGGCTTGGGCTGATCCGCCTTCAAGTCCACGGTTGGCTAGTGGGGTAGATAAGGCTGCGCCTGTCTTGGAAGCTGAATAGATAATTTCTTCTGTAGCCTGTGACTCGTCAACAATTACCATCCCTGCCCCTGATTTAGCGGCAAAGTTGGTATCTGAAGTGATAGTCATTGACGTATCGCTGTTGGCTGCCGCTACTGCTAAAGTAGTGGAAGCCGAATTTCCGATTGCGTATTTTAAAGCTGGTGCCGAAATATTAACCAACCTCCTTAAATAAATTGTGTCCCCATCCTTTTACATTGGAGGGCATTAGCCGACCGAAAGTAATTTGGTAATGACACTTAGCACATAAAGTGCGACAATTTTTTATACAAAATCTAAGTTCAATATATTTACTCCAAGGTTTTATATGATCAACTTGTAAATCTCCTTCAGAATCGCATATTTGACATTTAAAGTTATCTCTTATAAAAACTTGTTTCTGAATAGTTTTTTGAAATTTTATCCTTTCAAGTCTATCTTTTGTTTGTGTTCCACCTTTCCAGTTTGGATTATTTTCTTCCTTCATTGGCTCTGGTAAATGAGAAATAGATTGTTGTTTACCTATTTCAGATTCTCCAAAACACTTCATACATAATTTAAATTTTGGATGCCGTTGTGAAAGCTGTTTTCCGCATTTATCACAATTAGGTAATCCACCTTTCCATCTTGCAGCTTTTTCTCCTGCCTGAACCCCTTTTAATCCTTTATTCCAAGTCTTATGTCCTTTCTTAAATCCGTTCCAATTTGTTGCTCTTTGTCCCTTTTTAAAGCTAGTTTGATTAGCTTTATGTGATCCCATGTATTTTCATTGTTCTGCACCCTTCGGAGGAAAGGTGCAAAACAACGCTCCGAATAAAATTTGTACAAAAAAAGACTCCATTTCGGAGTCCTGCGTCATATTAACGAATAGACAATTACCTTTTATACCAAAAACCCCACTAAGTCAATTTAGCCGATTTCTTTAGCTTAGACTTGCTTAACTTGGGTGTTTTGATCGTATATTTTTTCAGACTTAGTTTCTTAGGCTTAGATACTTTTACTTTTTTTACTTTAGGCACAGATACCTTCGGTATTTTGTAACTTACCTTCTTAAAAGTAATCTTCTTGGGTTTTTTGGCTTTAGTACCAGTTACGGCTGTGGATTTGGATTTTAAATCCTGTATTAGTTTCTCAGCCTGTTCGGGAGTATAGACTCCTAGTTCTTGTAATTTGACTACAGTGCCTATTTCAGATGTAATCTTGCTTTTATAGTTGCTTACTTTCTTTTTATCCAACTCGGTCTGCCCGGTAAGTTCAGGCTTATTTACTGTGTGATCTAAGTTGAGGGTTTTTACGCTATCGCCTTCTTTATAAACATAATTAGCCCCTACCAGTTCCGCATCACCGCTTAGCTTAACCCGCTCTTTTGCCACATCTATCATAAAGCCATTATCTTCTTCGGCAGCCTGAGCCTGATCTATCAATCCTGACTGTTTCTTTTTTTCTTCCCTGTTTTTCTGGATATTGTCAAAATACTGTTGCCTTTGTTCCGGGTTTAGTTCCTTAAATATGGCACTTTGTTTTTCACCCAATACTTTCATGTCCTTATCAAAATAATTCCGCATTTCAGGCAGGTTGTATTGCCCGAAAAGTCCTCCCCTGATCTTATTGCCTATACCCTGATCTATGGGCGTTCTGATTCTGCCTGTTTTAGATTCAGAATAACCCTTATCAACTGTTCCTAATCCCTGTAATGTTTTTTTTATTTGTACTCCACCGGGAATTAAAGGTACAAGCGCATTTCCCACATTTTCCACCCTCTCGGTTAAATCGGGTATGTTACCATATTTATCAGGCGCACCGACAATAGCTTTTCCTATTTCAAAAGGTGCTTGAAGCGTGGGTGGAAAACCAATCCTGACTGAAGGAATAAAGTCTTTCCACTCCATACCTATTAGTTTGCCTACAGTCGTAGCCATTAAAGCGGAAGCTAGTGCATACCTGACTAATCCGGCATATTCTTTATTTGCTACCATTTCACCTAAAAATTCACCCTGCTTTAAAGTAAAAGACTGAAATTGCAATAATAATTTACCTATGTCACTTGATAATATGGGTGGGGTATCTATTACTCCGAAAGTAAATTGGGTATCACGGACCATTTTAAGAGCATAATCTATAGCCTGCTGTTCGGTTGCACCCTTGTCTAGTGCTTGAGCTTTAGCCCCGTAATAAGCTGCTCCCCTATTAATACGTTCTGCCGTTTCAAAGAAAGCAAATAAACCCTTATCTACTTTTTCCCAAAACTTTTTAGTGGCATTTAAAGTCCGGTCCTGAATAAACTCATCCCTCAATACTCCTACTCTTTTTAACTCATCATCACTGGAAAACATTTTAAAAGCGTTTTTCATATACCCCAAGATAGTATATTTCTCTCCCAGCTTAGCATAGGTATTTGCCCCTTGAGTTAAATTTTTAAGTGCCGACCCGACATTAAGTCCCAGCGTTCCTCTATACACTGCTTGCCTTGCGTTTCTGGTTAATTGGCTGGTAGGTCTTACCCCGTACTTATATCCGAATATCTGTTTAATTGTATTATCTATAATCTCATCTGTTTCCGTAGGTCTAAGGTTAATTCTGGAAGCGTAATTCTGAATATACTTATATTGGTTTTTTTCCAAACTATTGGACTTCTCCTTTAAAGTATTAAGAACATCATCCATGTTATATTTTCTAACCCCGCGTTTAATATAAGCATCAAGAGCCGCCCAAGTGTCTTCCCGGTAACCCATTTTTCCTAATCGTTGTTCAGTAAAAGGATCGTAAACACTTCCGGGTACGCGGTTTTCTATTAACTTAGCCAGTTCAGGATCAAATTCCTTTTTAATAAAATCCTTATCGAATATGTGGGTTATATAGTTGGTAATCCGTTTTTCCTGTGGAAGTTTTAATTTATTAGCCCACTCCCTTAAATAAGATTTAATTTCATTTGCTACTTTTAGTTCTACTGAGTTTAAGTCAATTTTCTTACCATCTAAGTATTGGAATATCCTTTGGTTGCTTTCTTTAGGTACTTGTTTAGACCAATTAGTAACTTTGTTTATTTCAACCGGAAGCTCATCTAAATACTTGTTATAACTTTTCCTAAGCATGATCGCTTCGTTTTCCAGTCCTACTTTTTTTAATACCCTATCAGGAGTTGCACCATATTTATCCCATAAATTTATTTTATCCTTTACATCTATTTCTGAACGTTTTATAATGTCAGGCAATGATGGACTATTGGGAGGTAGCTGACCGGTTGCTACTTTTTGTTGCAATTTTACTTGGGCTGCCTTTTCTAGCGTTTCTTGGCTTGATATTGGTGTCTTGGTTAAAGGTGCAATTTCGGGACCACCCTGAGCAGTCGGCATTTGGGTTAGTTTTTTTGTTTGCACTTTTGTCGGTTCTACTATTTTAGTATATGAAGAAAGTTTGGATAATTCTTCTTGTCCTAATTTGGATATTTTTTGTGGTATCTTATTATCAGAAATGGTTTCCCCCATCTTGGTACGAATCCCCGGTTCAATCAGTGACCCCTTCCCTTCTTGCTGTAATAATAATTTATCAGCTTTTTTTAAAGAAGAAATAGGGATCTTTCTTAGTTCCTTAACAGTTAATCCTAACCCTGCTGTATTAGGCCCTTCCCCTATTTTCCCTAGTACAACATCAAATATGTTTTTTATTTTTTGGTTACTCCATGTTTCTGCTTTTTTTCCAAAAACATTTTTAGCAAGACTGTGAATTGTCTGACCCAACTCCCCCATCTCCTGTCTTCCTTTTCCTGTTTCAATAAGCTCACTGAATTTTCCTATAGTTGAAACATCTTCTGACGTTAATTTATTCCGTAACAATTCAACAGCTTTATTAACTTTGTTACCCTGTCTTAACGCTGCGACTTTACCTACGACAGTCGGTCCGGCTACCATCGCAATATCTAGTGGTTTAGGCTGTAAACTTAACAACCTTCCTGCCTGTCTGACGTTTTCACCGACAAAACTTGGAAATGCAGTTACAGGAAAAGCGTTTTGAACCGGCTGCTGCAATTTAGGAGGCAATTTAGACATTAACTGCGGTACTTTCTGTTCAAACGGGGCTTGAAATTGAGTCATTTTCTGCACTATTGGTTTAGCTGTTTCTTGGAATTTCTTAACAGCATAACCGGCAGGTAAAGGATTTTGCTGCACAAAAGAGGAGAGCTTGTTTACTCCGCCTGAGAGGATGTTTTTGTATTTGTTAAATAAGTCTTGTGGGTTAAATGCCATATCGGTCCGGCCTACTTATTGTTAGCCGAGACCGGAGAGCCTACGTCTTTGTTCTTCTGTTTGTGATATTCCTACCTGTTGTCTGCCATAGTTAGGATTAACTGCACTGATTGAGGAGCTTAATATCCCTGACACGTCAGCTTGCGGGTTCTGGTAGAGTTGGATTTGGGCTATCTGTTGCAACATTTGGGATGTATATTGGTTGGCTGCCTGTTGATATGCCTGTGCTTTTGAATCAATATCACTCATGGTTTGACGCAGTGCTAGTTGTGCCTGTTGGACTGCAGCAGCCCTTTGTTCCCCATTAAACCTCATATCCCTGTTTATCTGTCCGATTAAATTAGTGAACTGGGATTTAACTTGGTTAGTAGCATTATCTACTTCCTGTCCTCTTTCCCGAAGCCATTGGTCTATTTCAGTTACCCTGTTTACCAATCCCTGTTGCAAATCTGCTGAAGCAGTTTGGTATTCCCCATAAGGCTTACCCAACATTTCCCCGGCAGCCGAGCTTGAGAGTATTCCCAAAGCTCTCAATACGTTCCTGTTTTTCCTTTCCACATCTTGGGCGGTTGACAGGGCTTTGTTTTGGGCTTTCTTAGTGGCCTGAGTTGCCTGTGTTTTAGAGGCTGTAGCTTGAGATTCAGCTTTTTGTCGTTCTAATCCTAAACCGCTTAAAATACTTTCCTGTTGTGTTCCTAATTCCTGTTTTTGAGCTTCAGCTTCCTGAGCTTGTCTGTCAAATTCCCGCATAGCATTTTCTAATTCAAGTCTTGCTTGTTCTTCTGCTAGTCTGCGTTGCTCATCATTGGGTTGGTTATTTTGAGCAAAATAATTGTCATCCCAATTTCCTGTTGCCGGATTTATATGGGGATCACGCCCACCATTTCCACCACCACTTGAAGTTTGCGCTCCCTGTACAGATGGTATAGGTATTGGACTTCCACCCGATAAAGCTCCGCTTCGTAAACCCTGATTATAGTCTAAAGCATTTAAAGCATTTTTTTGTGGGTTTACTTGTGGTGCATTATAAGGCTGTTGATAACCTGAAACTAAACCAGTTTGAGATAAATTTTGATAATTTGGGGGTGTATTAGCTGACCAAGGTGTTCCTGCTGGTAAACCACTTAGTCCTAAACTTGGTAATCCTAAATTATAACCTATTTCCTGTAGTAATCCCATATTATCTGTTCCTTTTTTTAACTACTTTTGATCCGTATTTTTTATCCCATTTCTTTGCAATCTTGGGATGCTTTGCGTGCATAAATCTTCGCTACTTCTCGCTTTTATAAGGCATATATTTCCTTACATATCACTTGATGGTGACGGTGACGGACTATATGACGGACTTATTGACGGACTTAACGATGGTGATAAGCTTACACTAGGGCTCACTGAAGGACTCAGAGACGGGCTCAGTGACGGGCTCAGTGACGGGCTCAGTGAGGGACTTAGTGACGGGCTCAGTGATGGACTCAACGAAACTGAAGGACTCACTGAAGGTGATACCGATGGGCTCAGTGAAACGCTCGGTGACACCGATGGGCTAAATGACGGGCTCAGTGAAACCGATGGACTAGTTGATGGACTTATAGATGGTGATAATGATGGTGACAATGACGGGCTGACTGAACTCACAACTTGTGTCGAGTTTCCGGCTGTCCAAGTAATAGTTACATCACAAGTCCCGCCAATAACTGCTGTAAGTCCTACACGGAAAGGAACACCCTCTAAATAAATTCCCTCAGGGGCGTCAGTCGCTATAACTCCAAGCGAAGTGCCTGTAGCTGAAGTGTTGTCGTAAAGAGTGACTGTCGCACCGTTGGTGTTTAGGGAAACGCTGTTGATAATACCGTAGGAATTAGCAAGATACAGCGTCTTAGCTGCTGTTGCATTTTTAGATGATCCACCTTCAAGATAAACTGCGTTTGCCATATGTTTCTCCCATTAAAAAAGACACCTTTCGGTGCCTGCGATTCAATTAATCGAATAGCTAGTTTAGCTTATATAACAAAAAAACTACTAAGTCAAATTACGAAATAATATCAGTACTCTTTCTGTACTTAAATGCCCTCATCTTGGCTGTCATGGTTGTCTGAAGTAGCGTGAAAGAAGCCCCGGAGCTGCCGTTAGTAAAGGATAACATGAAGCTCCTACCCTCAAGGTTGAGGTTGCGTTTAGTCCGAAGCACGTTGTCATCCGAGGAAGTTACCGCCCCTGTTCCGTAGGAATCCGCAAACTGAAACAGCGCAAAAATGTAGTGTCCGAAGTTTATAGCCGGAGCCACAGTTGATACGTTCATGGTAAGCGAGGTTTCCGTTCCGTCTTTGATAACCGACATGGTAACTGACCCCGTTGGCTCCCTGAGTACCAGTGAAACGTCTTTCAGTTTCTTGTAGCGGTCCAGCCCTTCCTTAAACTCCTCAGCCCGAAGCGTAAACCTTCCGGGGATTCCTGACCCGAAATCATCATCTCCGGTTAGGATTTCTTTGCAGTAACCACTGGCGTCATCCCCGTAAATAACCCTGACTGTTCCGGTAGTGTCAATATAGTTGACCCAGCAGTTAGCCCTGATGTTAGTCCACTTGACCCATGCCAGTCTTTCCCGGTCATAAACCAGAGCTTCCCCGTTAGTTGATGACCCTGACGGGGTATAAGCGAATATTACTAAATTGACATTGGCTTTGGTAGCGTAAACGGCTGCAATATTGCCTACATACTCAGATTCGATAGACTGGAATATGCTTCTGACCCTTGCGGATATCTCATTGGTTCTCAGTACGTCAAAAGCAAATCCGGGTTCGTTGCCGATAGAAAATATCCCCCGCCTTGAAGCAAAGAATACATCGTTTTCCACAGCCACTATTGACCGGGGGGCAATACAGCCTACGGCAGCATTAACTTGGGTAACTTGGGGTAAACCTGCGGTTGTAAATTCAAACTGGTAAATGGAATCTTCCTTAAAACATAACAGGGTGTTCTTAAATATAATCAGCCCCGTACCCATCTGACCATCGTTCTTAGATACGTCAATAAAACCCCCGCCATTGGAAACCGAGAAATCATTGACCCGGTCCCCGCCACCTGAGTAGAAAAGTCTGGACGGGTTATCGGGATCGCCATATACAAACAGGGAGTCCTTATACAAAGCTATGTACTTCCCTGTCGGTCCGGCAGTATTATTGGCTGTCGGTGGCGTAAACACTTCAGATTCATCAAAAGACCCGTCATCCACCCATGAGGCTGTTGTTTGGCCTTCGGCATAGTATAAGAATCTCCAATAACCGTCTGTCCGGCCATATATGTTGTACCCGATAGCATTAGCCGAGGCTGTCCAGCCTACTGTTATATAATGGGTGGCGTCCATGTTATCCGGTGCAAAATCAGCCGTTGTAGAGGCGGTAATGGACGGATCGGTCTCCCCGACTGCCGTTACTGCCGTTACCTTGTACGAATAGGTGTATGTTCCGGCAGATCCCCCGGTTCTGGTTGCTGTCGGGCTGGTCGGGGCAAGTATGGAAGTAAAGGTAACTATGGAACTGCCATCATAGTAACACAAAGGATCAGTCCCGTTCTGCAGATACAGCCTGTCATATGCCATTACCCCGTTAGTGTTAAGGGAGTTGGCATAACTGGGCGATATTGAAGGGCTGACTGAAGAACTGGGACTGACTGAGGAAGACTTTGAAGGGCTGATAGAGACAGACGGGCTGACTGAGGGAGATACAGACGGGCTTAAAGAAACACTAGGGCTAACCGATACCGAAGGTGAAACAGAAGGTGATAAACTGGGGCTTAAAGAAACACTGGGGCTAGTCGATGGTGAAATGGATGGAGATATGGAAACGCTGGGGCTGACCGATGGGCTGATAGAGGGACTGATAGAGACAGACGGGCTAACTGACGGGGAAAACGAAGGGCTTTTAGACACGCTGGGCGAAGTTGACGAGCTGGGAGACACCGATGGGCTGGGTGAAACTGACGGAGAAGCTGACGTTACCGAAAAAGTAGTCCCGCTGACATTATCCCAATCTTCCGTGGTTGTATTGTATTTCTGCAAATATGACTGGGCGACCCTTAAAAGTTCCTTAGTCCCGTCTGACTTGTAATAGGCAAATATGCCGGTGACACGGTTGCCGGAAGTGTTGCCGTAATACGCCTGCCCGTCACGGGGACATTGGATTTTGCCATCCTCAACTAACTGGATATCTGTGGCTTCGGAGAGTTCGTCAGGACGGATTTGAGTATTAGATACAAGGGTATTCAGGCCCCTGATCCATTTGTCCTGTTTTGAAATGTAAAGTTTTTCTTTGGTTTTAGGCGGTGCATAGTACCTTGTCATACTAATAAGTTCCAAACCCGTTTGTACTTGTTACGTTTTCTATTGCGCCCATGCTGTAAGTCTGGTTTACTGCCGGGGCATTGTCTTTGGATATATATTCGTTAATTAGCTGTTCGGCTACGTTTTTCTGCTTGTCAGCTAAGTCCTGTTCATCCTCGCCCTCGTATATCTCACCTAAGGCTAAACGGGCTACAATCTGGATGTCCGGGCAGATGATTTCGTCAGTTGTAGCGGTTTTCTCAGGCGGTTCCCAGTAATATGAATAAGTTATGGTGTCTGTAGCTGCCGGAGCGGGGTTAATGTGCATTTTCCACAGGTCATTGGCGGTATCAAACCACTCATAAACTATTTGTGCTGTGTTATCCTGATTAAACAAGTTCTTGTAGGAATTAAAGTCAACTATGGAATACCTGTCTACTTCGGTAGTTTTGTCCGTATCTGTAGTCGTATCTACAAATACCTCAGTCAGGCCTTTCATCCGCATTGGATAAGTAGCTGACCCGATAGTATAGTTTTTAGTCCCGTCCCCTACCTGTGTCTGGTCGTCTAGGCGGTAGAACCTCCAGAAACGCCTGCGGGCAAAGTCCTGATTAGCTCGTGATACAGCTCTTATTCTGATTGCGTCAGTATTGGTGGACGATTCACCGCGAAGATCTGACATGATCTCCAATACTTCCGACACTGCTATTTGTAAGTTAGTGCTCAAACTATACTCCTTTGGTAAAATCTTGAATAATATTTATCATTTTTAGCATGACAGTCTTTACAATAAGTAATTCCGTTTATTAATTCATATCTTAATTCTGGATATTCAGTCCATGGTTTTTTATGATGCGCCATAAGATAAACTCCTTTTACTCCGCAATCTTGACAAGTATAGTTATCCCTTTCAAAAACCATACTTCTCCATTTAATATATTCATATTTACCCATTAACTGATGTCTTTCTGTTCCAGTTCCACCTTTCCATTTCCAGTTATTTATTCCTCTTGCTTTATAATGCGGCTTCCTCATTTTTTCTTTAGATTCTTCAGAGTGATGTTTTCCCAACATCCCATGTCTAAAAGTTATTTTCTTTCCCCTATTCTTACTTGGTTTTCCTTTAGTGGCTCTATGAGCCGCTTCAACAATTTTTTTTATTCTTATATCATCCTTTGCTTTTAACCCTTTATTCCAAGGAATCATGCCCTTTTTAAACTGTTTATCGTGTTTTATATTAACTTTTTTTCCCTTATTCCATGGTATATGACCAATTTTAAAAGCCATTCTCGCAATCATTATTTCTCCATAAAAAAAAGCACCCACGGGTGCCTGCAATAATTTTATTGAAAAGCAATTACCTTATATATCAAAGATTTAACAGCGTCAACTTTAGACAGCAGTTCCGTCAGCGTTCTTCCATGCGCTTCCGTTATACCACTCAATCTTATTTGTTGTTGAATTACCGCCTATTAACCCTGTCTTGCCTGTGGGTCTGCCCTGAGTATTCCAGACTGGTATTATTCCCTTGCCAAGTCTAATAGACAATCCCTCATCTTCCTCAATAATCTTGTAAAGGGTTGTGGCTTCGGTATATGAAGGCAAGGTTACTTTCCAGTAGTCAGTTTGAAGCGTAATTATTCCCACGCTGGGAGAAAGTGAAGGACTTAGGGAAGGACTTTTAGACGGACTAAGTGACACCGATGGCGATACGGATGGAGACAATGAAGGACTTAAGGATGGTGATAATGAGGGACTAAGACTGGGACTGAGGCTTACTGAGGGACTAAGACTAGGTGATAATGACGGGCTTAAAGAGGGACTAAGTGATATTGAGGGACTTAGGGAAGGACTTAATGATGGTGACAAGCTAGGAGATAATGATGGTGACAAGCTAGGACTTAGGCTAACACTAGGACTTACCGAAGGTGAAAAAGAGGGGCTTAATGATGGGCTAAGGCTAGGAGATAAACTAGGTGACAATGATACCGAAGGACTAACACTAACTGATGGGCTAATACTAGGTGAAAAAGAGGGTGACAAGCTAGGACTTAGGGATGGGGATAATGATACCGAAGGTGAAACGCTTGAGGAAGGGCTAACGCTTGATGATGGGCTGACACTGGAAGATGGTGATACTGAAGGGGAAGTGCTACCAGCTAAATATCTGATAATTACAATTCCTGATCCACCATTTCCACCAGCGATTGCTATATTGCTTCCTGTTCCTCCACCGCCACCGCCTGTATTTGCTGTTCCTGCCTCACTAGTGCTATCGTCTCCATGACCATCTCCACCACCACCGTTACCTCCTGTTCCGGGTAATGCTCCTTGCACTGTCCCACCACCACCACCACCACCGGCTATATAATATGTTCCACCAACATTTTCTCCGGCTGAAGCATCTTGTAACAAGGAAGAATATGCGCTTGACCCAGCTCCACCGCTACCTGATTGGCTTCCGCTTCCGGCTCCACCAACTGCACCTTTACCACCGCCACCGCCTGAAGGATAAGGGGAAGGCATAGTCGTGTCTCCACCATCATTTCCTTGTCCAGACGTTCCTGTTCCGTAATAACCTGTCCGTAATACTCCACATCCGCCACCTGACCCACCGTTTGATGCTGTTCCGGTACTTCCACCGCCTCCACCACCTCCACCGCCAGTTGCAGTTATATCGTCAAAAACAGAATTTGCGCCATTTCCTCCATTAGCCGGATCACCACTGGCTCCTGTTCCTCCATTACCAACGGTAATAGCATAAGTTTGAGCTGTAACAGTATGTCCAGTTTCATAAAGAACACCACCAGCTCCTCCACCGCCACCCCCGTTTCGTCCACCACCTGCTCCACCACCGGCCACCACTAAAACATCAACGTCACCACCTGTTGAAACTACAAAATTAGCACCAGAAGTAAACTTATGGTATTTATATCCATTAGCTGTTATTTCTGTTCCACCTGATGCAACTACTGCCATATTATCCGTCCTGATAAACCCGACAGGAAATTAAATCCTGCCCGTCTTTATAATTGGTTAAATCAGCTATATCTGCCGTTAAAGTAAAATCAGTATCAGCAGCCGAAGCATTATCGCTGTCCACAGTCGTCCATGCGTCAGTTGTCTGGTTGTATATCTGTAAATAAACTGTAGAAGCTGAGGGGGCGTAATCTGTCTGCCCTTCCCACTCCAAAGTACAGTTGGCGCTTGACCCCACATAATCCTTAAACTGATGGATAGCATACTGGCTGGTTGCGGTTTGGGAAACCCTGACATCGTTTTTGGTAGATACGTTAGTTACATCTGAAGCAGAATAAGCTGTTTCCAAAGCACCGTCAGTTGTAGGTAAGGTTGCATAATCCCCTCTTGTATAAAGGGAATATCCGACACTAGGTGACACGCTGGGACTTATCGAAGGGCTAACCGATGGCGATATTGAGACTGATGGTGAAACAGAAGGACTAAGGCTGGGTGACAAAGAGGGACTGATTGAGGGTGACAGGCTTGGTGAAAAGCTAGGTGAGATTGATGGACTAAGACTGGGTGACAGGCTAGGACTAAATGAAGGCGATATGCTGGGACTAAGGCTGGGGCTTAAACTAGGACTGATAGAAACTGATGGCGAAACTGAGGGTGAGATACTGGGGCTTATAGATGGACTAAGGCTGGGTGAAACCGAGGGTGAGATACTGGGTGAAATAGAAACACTTGGTGACACGCTAGGGCTTATGGACGGACTAAGGCTTGGACTAATTGATGGTGAGATAGAAACGCTGGGTGAAGTTGAAGGTGAGATACTTGGACTCAGGCTTGGTGAAAAGCTAGGACTGATAGATACTGAAGGTGATACGCTGGGCGATATACTAGGACTAAGAGAGGGTGAAAAACTAGGTGATAAACTAGGACTAAGAGATGGGCTTAGTGAAGGAGAGATAGATGGAGATATTGATACGCTAGGTGAAACACTTGGGCTTATCGAGGGAGATAAGCTAGGTGAAATTGACACACTGGGCGATACAGAAGGACTGATACTGGGACTAAAAGAAGGACTAATAGATACCGAAGGTGAAACAGAAGGACTGAAGCTGGGACTAAGACTGGGTGACAAAGATACACTAGGGCTAACTGAAGGTGAAAGGCTAGGTGATAATGAGGGGCTTAGAGATGGTGAAAGACTAACCGAAGGGCTGACACTTGGTGAGAAGGAAGGACTAAGAGATGGAGAAAAAGAACCTGCTGCTGTATAGGTGGCGTAGATGGAATACTGCCTTTCACCTGAAGGGTTGCTTTCACCAGTAATTGGATCAGGAAAAGTAGGATAAGTAGCAGCAGCAAACCCATAATCATCTACATTATCATCATCAAAAGCGCAATAATGATTAGCTGTAGATGTTTCACCAAATACACATAAATAATAATTTGTTGTAGCTGTAATTTCTACATTTACATTTGGATAATCATTAAATGTTAATGCAGTAGTATTTGTTATAGAAATTTCATCTGATGAATCCAAAATACTACCTACATTTGAAGTAGATACATATTGATATAAAGCACATTTTGATTTCTTGGAAGCACCATCTGAACTATATGTTCCTGCTGACATTTGTGTTACGCTTCCATTTTGAGGAGCAGCATAATAATCAAAAGAAATAAAATTTTCAATAGTAGCACCTGAAGCTCCTAAACCTGTATACCCAAATGTCGGATCAACAATTACCGGATAGACCGCATTATTCAGCCATGTCTGGTCTACAGTTAGGGTTAAAATTCCTGTCTGTAAGTTTAAGCTCCACTCTCCCCATGTTTCACTGCCATTTGCGTCAACTACATGAGGTCTGTAGACATGGAAAGCCTTACCGACTTTATATTCCATCCCTGCGCTGTCGTTCATCCCGCCTTTAGTCTTGTGGTAGACCGCATAAGAGCCGACTACGTTATCAGGTCTGACTGCTCCCTCGTCTATTTCCTGTTGGGTTAATGCGGGTTGATAGAACCAATCCAAGTCTTTAATGTTGACTGTAAACTCAAGATAGTTTATCGGAGGCTTTTTGGGTATATGGATTTCAAATTCAAAACCGCCTTCAGACAAGTCGTCCCTGTGGTAGAACTTGGCAATCCATTGACCTTTCTGCCAAGTGATAGTCGTACCGTCATCGGAATAACTGACGCTTCCGGGGATGTTGGCATAGTTAAGGCGGATTGACGAATTGACCTCATTATCCCAGCGTTTAATCTTCACCTGCGGAAAGAAGGCTGACGAGTCTAATGCGTCCCCGATTTCAATTTCAACCCTGTCCTTCGGGTTATCCTTTGGGATATATGAGTATGATTTGGTATTTGCGTTATAGTTAAATGCCATAAAAAAAAGACACACAACGTGTCCTGCGTCTATTGACGATAGACGATTACCTAATACCACTAAACTGCCACTAAGTCTAATTTCCCATTTCTTTTAGCTTCTTTATATCCTCGGCACTCCATCCTTTGACGGGTGCAAACTTCTCAATAAGCCATGACAGCTTCCTGATCTGTTTAGGCCACTTCCCACCCCACAGTAAATTCTTGACATTGTCTTTAGTTCTTTGGGTATCACGCCCCCCTGCGGGCCACGGGAAACTAAAATCACCACCCTGAGTCCTGAACATATGGGCGTACCATGTATTGTGATTAACTAGTACCTGTCCCCCGGAAAGCCAAGTCTTAACCGCCACTTCAATTCCCTGATTGCCCCAGTTACCTAAGTTCTCATCACACAACTCAAGCTCCCAGTATTTATCACGGGTACACATGAAGCATGACCCCTGTAAGCTCATGGTTTCAGTGTAGCCTTTTTCCCTTTTATCCTTTTCATACTGGGGACGGTGCTTCCAATCTTCAAAGTATTGGAAATGGGGTTCGGAATCAAAAGTATAGGAAGTTGACTGGGGATTATGTTTCCCTATCCACAGCATTTTCCGCTTAATTCGGTCATTTTTCCCGCACTGACCGCACTTTTCGGGTGTCGGCCCCTGATATTTCTTCCACCCGCAGTGGTAGCACTTCCAGTCGAAGGCCCACAGGTTTCTCATTATGGGTACTGCGGTAACGTTATCCCCGACAGTCTTAAAAAACTCCAGCATCTTCTTATCAAATCCCTGATCAAAAGAACAATGGGCGTCAACTTTCATTATATACTTAGCTCGGCTTAACCTACAGGCTATATTAGTTCCCGCCCTTTGTCCTACGGGCCTATTGACATGGATGATATTCACCCTGTCGTTTTGGATTATAGCCGGATCAGCCCATACCCCGTCCAGTAAAGCAATAATCTCGGTATCAGCCTCTATGTTTTTCAGGGCGTCCTCTATCGTGTTTTTAAGAAACATCTCATTTCGGGAAGGAATCAGGATTGATAAGTCCATGAGCCTCCTTCCAGTTCTCAGGCGGATGTTTGAAGTCGCTTAAACTGACTTTACGTTTGGAATAGGTTTTATTATGCCTGATGTCTATAATGGGGTCTTTTGAGCTCCATGTATCAAAGTCGTCATCACTGAATCCCCCCCGCTTTTTCTTCTTAGTCCCCGGCTCAAACCCCATAAGCCTAGCCCAGTCGGGGTCACGGGCAACATCTTTGTACCAACCCATATCTTTTACTTTGTCTATCCGGTCCTGATACTGTTTCAAAGCCAGTTTCCGGTTACAGCAGAGCGAGGACAGGGAAATCAGCCGGTCATAGGTCACAAACCTGTCTTTAGGATAATCCCACCGCCACACATGGGCGTTGTAGTAGAATATGTCGTCTCTGGGCGGGGTAAAGTCAAAGTGGCTCATGGGATAAAGGACGTCATGCTCACAGAAAAACACATAATCCTCCCAACTGTTCTTTAAAGCCGTAAGTATCTGGTGGAGCATGGTATAAGCTCCGGGATAACCCTCAACCACCGTATTATTACCGAAGTCAATCGGGCTAAGAGACACGCTGACAATAGGAAGCCCGGTATTTAAAAGCCGTTTCTGGACTTCCGAGAATATCGGCTCATCCAGCCTGTTGTCCGTGTAGTAAATTATTTGTTTTCCCATGTCTTTATAAACATCCATGACCTGTAATGATCACGGTTTTTATCTTTCTTCCTGCCTAATATCCAGAAGTCTAAATCAAAAGATAAAGCAAAAGCATCTACTATTTCTTTAACTTGACATCCACCACCTAAAAATCTATGCCTAAAATAGGCATAATCATGCCCATAAATAATTCCGCCCATCTTAACCTTAGAACTCCATTCACATAAATCTTCAGCTATATACTTAAACCTATGATTAGCGTCAATATATACAAAATCCAAACTATTATCATCAAAATCCTTAACTGCATCCATGGACATTTTCCTAATAATATATACATTAGGATAAGGAGTTAATCTTTTAATTGTTTTTTCATACAACTTGTTAAGTTTTGATTGGTTATTTCTACCATATACATAATTTTCGTAATCTAACCAAGGATCAACCCCAAATATTTTTAATCCCGATTTAGCCAATATTTCAGTATATTCCCCTTCAAAAACTCCAACTTCTACTCCGGCTTTAAATCCTTGACTTTTAAAAAATTCAGGCATATCGTTTCGACTACAATCAGGAATCTCTGCCGGCCTACCTTTTAACTTTAATCCATCAATTATCTTCATATTTCCTTCTTAAATCTGATGCTTTACCCCAATAAGGAATTTCAGGTATTTTTATTTCATTTGTTGAACTATGTTTTCGTAATCCTCTGCCAGTTTTAAAAGATATACAGGGATATTTAGTTTCAAAATATTCAAATTTATCAAATAAAACCTTGCCCCATTCTTTAGGCCAATTCTTTAGATCTTTATTCCACATTAATCCATCTCCAAATAATTCTTTAAGCCTATTAATAAAAAATTCTCGTCCTACAATCTGAGCAAATAAAGAACTATCTTTTTTACAAAAATAATCCTGTTTATACTTACGAACATAAATATTTGTATTTCTATAAGGAACATTTAATTTCTCAGGTATATATTTAAAATAATCCGGGGAATATAAACAATCAGCTTCAGCACTAATCACAAAGTCACTTTTAGCATATTCACAACCAATTAAAATCTGACGGCAGATATTATATCCGGAAGTACCTACATCTCCTACACAGATATTAGTCCCTAAATTAATAGGTTTTTGTGACACGCTTATAATCGGAATACCTCCAGCTTTTAAAATCAAATCATCCTGTATTTTTTCTTCGAAATTTGGATTTTCCCTATTACTTGTAATGTAAATAATTGTTTTTGTCATACCCGCCTGATAATGATATTTTTATACCCCAAGTGTTTTAAACCCGAATACCTATGGTTTCCATCTAAAATTAATATTCCTGAATCAACTAGTATAGGTTTCTTTAATCCGTTTTCTTTTAAGTCTTTATAAATCCTAATTCTTTCTTCCATCCACTTATCCAGTTTTTCCACTCCCCAATGCCTTCTATATTTAATTAATATCCGATAATAATGAGTTTTATGATAATCAATCCCATTATCAAGTTCACCCCAAAAACTATCCTGAACATGATTGCTGGAATCAAGCTTATTTATCTCAATTCTTTCTAAATGTGGACTTTCAAAACACAGTCCCCATAACCTACGAGGCATAGGATCATCTTTAATTGGTAATTCATCAATAAATCCAACTTCCTTCCAAAATCTGAAATTACTTCTGATTTCATCTAAACCAGCAGAAGCCCAACATCTGTTTAAATGCCGTTTTTCAGCCGTTACAATAATCACATAGCGGGTTTTATATTGTAATACATCAAGATAATCAGTCCAGTCATTTACAGTGAAATAATAATGAGAATTAGCAAACACTGTATAATCTGCCAAAGGTAATTGATCAATACATTCTTCCATCTTTAAATTAAGCAATTTATATGATTTTCCATGTCTATCTCTCCATAAAATACCTTTTTCAACCGCATCCTTATCCCCATCAACCCCGATTACATTTCTAAATCCTTTTTCCTGAGCTAAATTAAGAAATAACCCCTTATTACATCCCATATCAATAAATGTCATATCACTACAATCCTGTGGTAAAAATGGTAAAACAAAATTATCCCATTTGCCTTTATTCCAAAACTTACTCCCAACTTCCATCTTATCCCGTTCAGTCATTTCTTCACCCTCTAAATACTGATAAACATTAAATGGTTTCATATTTTATTTTGTACAATAACCATGCGATCACGGTATTTTAAACTTTTAAATGGTGGAATTTCGCATCTATATCCATCCCGTGTTAATCTACGAACTAATAATCGTGAATTAAGCACATCTTCTATTGAATAAATTACATCTTTCTTCAAAAGAGGCATTACTAATTTACATAAATAATATTGATTATTTAAGTAATGAGTAGCGTCATCAACAAATAAATCAATATCCTTACCAATTTTTTTAATAAGTTTAGTTACCGCTTTCTTATCCATCTCATCACATAAAAAAGTTTCTATTCTATCGTCTTTAAATATAGCTTCGGAAGATATATCTGCACCGTATATCTGAGCATTAGGGAAAAAATCCCGCCACATATATAAACTTGCACCCGGTTTATAATTAGGAACATTTCTCATAGATTCCTGTATGCCTACACCAAACTCAAATACTTTCTTGACTAACTTTCGTCTATTTTTAAACATCTTGAAATATACGGGTGTATATGAATGATCATACTGAGGACATTTATCAGTACCATATTTAAAACCTAATTTACAAAGCAATGTCATACTAACCTCCTATATAATTCTGCAATATTACTTATATGAATTGTCATAATTTATCTTCAATAAAATCTGTAATAAAATGCCACTCTACATTTACAGGTAATTTCAATAAATTATCAAAACACTTACCTAGATCATTATCAGTTCCATAAATATGACCATGAAGTTTTAATACATTTTGAGAATAATCAATAGCATCAATCGAATGAGAATATTTATAGTATTTCTTAGTCTTTAACATTTTAGATTGTCTAGGATCAATAGCCCCCCACCAACCTGTTTCGTTTAGGGCTTTGACCACGCCCTCGTTCCAACGCCAGTGCGGAGCGCAAAAACCTTTCTCAAAAGGCAGTCCGTCATTTTCAAACACTTTCTCTATCTTTTTCAAAACTTCCTTAAACTCCTCATAGGTCGTGTTGATAAACTCATTACGGAGGTGGTACAAACCATGAGGTATTATCTGAATCCAATCTAAATTCTTTTTTATCTCAGTTAAATAATCTGATTTAATCGTGTACGGTCCCCAATCTTGTTTTTCATCAATAGGCACAGTAAATAATGAAACCTTAAAACTAGGAAATTTATCTTTTAATGTTAATAACCACAATAAACGATTATTAACTACACTAAAATCATGTAAATCAAAACATACCTTCATATCCATTTACTCCTTATATAATCAGCTCTACCCCAATATGGAATTTCTATTGCCTGAACTGTTCCCATCTTTTTACTTTTATGTTGTTCTGTTGGATCAAGAGAATTTTTATGACTTAAATATACAACTGATATTTCAGATTCAAATATTACCGTTTTTCTTCTATCAATATTTGTCCCTTTTTCTTTACCCAACTCACCCAAATTATTATGAGGGTATTTTTTAAACCGTTCTTCTAAAGAATCTATAACTAATTGACGTGGTGCAATCATACAAGCATTAGATATTCTGTCTTTAAAATAAAAAATAGGCTTACCCCAAGTAAATAAACCAAATCTATGTCCATTAAACGCAAAACTGTCCATTGGTGGCCTGTACTCAAAGTGACTCTTGTGGTAGAGCGTGTCATCCTCGGCTATGGCAATATAAGGCGTTTTAGAGGCATTACAGCCCCTCAAAATCTGCCTGTAGATGTTAGGTACGCTTGGCTCCCCGTCCTGAAGCAAGTTCAAGCCCCAATCCAAAGGTTTCTTTGAAATAGTGATAATGGGCGTATCGCCTATGGCTTCCTCTAATACCTGACGCTGGTACTTAGCCCAGCCTTCAGGCACTCTGTTGACTGTCAGAAATATAACTGTTAAATCGTTCATATGTGTCTGGTTATATCCACCCTTAGTTTTATCCAAGTCTTAGGTATTTTCATTAAATTGGCGTACTGGTAGTCATCTCCGCCTTTCCAGTCCCCGCGCTGTTGAGCAAGTAACAAGTAGTATTTCGTTTCTTTCAACACCCAACCGGTAGTTTCTACCAGCCACTCAACCCCGTTAGCCCAGCAAAGGGCATCCTCAATCGACTTCCACCCGTTTGTGTCGCTACAGGCATCACACCACCTGACATATACGCATTTCATAATTTAGTGTTGTAGTTACAGTTTTTACATATCGGTATCTCATCCCACTTGCCCGCAACGTGTTTTGCCCTCATCCACTCGTTATTCTTCCAAATATCTTTTAAATTTTCTTTATTGGCGTCACCAATTACGAGTTTAGCGTCATAATCGGGACAACAGGCTACCACTCTCCCGTCCCACAGAACAAACATCTGGTGTAAAAGCACATAACAAGGTTCTTTTTCGCCTTTTCTGGTGTATTTGTCGTGTTTATCGCCTGTCCAGTCATAAAAACCCACTATATTTGTCCTTCTGTACTGCTTTTTAAACTGTTTAACCTCATGGATGTTATCCTCAGTCACCACAAAGGACGTTCTGACCATGAAAGGAGCCTTTTTAAACAAGTTATCCACATTTTTCTTGACCCTATCGTAATTAGGCTTCCGCATTACCTTGTCATAAGTCTCTTTAGTGGCGGCATTGACGCTGCAGTTGATGTAACGGATGTTCTTATACCTGATAATCCGGTCAACGTCTATAAATTCACCGTTAGTATATAGCCCTACACCCACGCCTTCTTTCTCCATATAATCCAACCACTTCCAGATACGGGGAAACACAAACGGCTCACCGTTAAGAAATGGGGAGTAATTGTAAACACCCATTTCCTTGCCTTCCCTGATGATCTTGTAAAACAATTCATCAGTCATCTGCCCCATCTTCCTCGTCATAGTGTATCTTGGACAAAACGTGCACATGGCATTACAGCTTGTAGAACTTTCAAAGTTAATTTTAGTAGGACGTCTCATTTAACTACCTCCAAATAAATAGTTTCTTCAGGCCTATTATCAACTTTAATAAATTGAGGGACTTTTGATTCCTGATAATGACAAAGTTTTACATGAAGAAATCCAATCTTCGAAAGCACATTTGATAAAAGATCAACACTAAATAAATTAACATTATTCCAACCCAATAAATACTCCAATGGTTTATCATTCTCAATAGCTGGAACTCCTAAACGCATCACTCCACCAATTTTTAAAACTCTATAAGCTTCTTTCATGGCAAATACTAAATCTCGCCATACAAGTTGTTGTAAAACGTGCATGGAAATTATGCCATCAACCGAATTGTCTTTATAAGGCCATGGTTTAGAAACATCCATTACCATGTCCAATTTACGAGGTTTCTTTCTTTCATCTATTACAACATCACTATTAATCATTCCTTCGTAATATTTATTCTCACATCCTATATGTAGTATCATATCCCCCATTTTGGCCTCACTTCCTTCTCGTAGTAATCTTTCCACACTGATAAGGCATAAGCCCAACTGCTTTCACGCTTAGAGGGGTTTTCGGGGCTGCCTTCCTGATGGGTCCGGGGAAACATCCTGTGCTTATGTGCAAACCAAGTGTTCTTGTTTAACATCATTTTGCCACCGGCTTGCCAAGTCTTAAATATCATCTCATGGGAGTCTTGGTAACTCGGCCCGTAGCCCTCAGTCTGCAACTCACCGATTACCTTATCCCACCACGCATGAGGCATAACCCACATAGAGCCCTGCATAGCCATCGTCTCGTCAATCATTATGTTTTTCCGTTCCTCATCCCGACTGCTCCAGCGTTGTCCGGCAAACTTAACTCCATCCTGAATAACCAGCTTCTCGTAATTGACCGGCTCCATATCCATCCGCTCCCATACAACCGGGTCAAGGAAATACCTAGTAGCTGTGACTATCCAGTTGGGTTCACAGGTATCAGTTAATATCCGGTCATATCCCGGCCCGAACATACAATGCTCGTCAGTCCGCATGATAAACTCGCCTCTGGCTACCCGCACTCCGGCATTAATAGCCCCCCTCATGCCCCGGTTACGTCCTAAGTGAACTATGGTCAGCCTGTCGTCATCCCGTAGCGGTGTCCAGCACCCATCCATAACCGCTATTACCTCAAGTTTGTCCCCTAACTGCGAACTCTCAAACAGGGAATCAATGGTCTTTTGCAGTAACGGGTCT